TCATCGTCATTTTATTACTTATCAATTTCTATTTATAGCTCTAATGTTCTTAATCCATTCACGGAACATTTCTCCTTGCTCAGTGACACATATAGCATAGTTAACACCTAACCTATGGATAGTTGCTTTTTTTCCTGTCTTAGCATTCATTATATCATCACCTTCTGCAAAAGTTTCAGACTTACGATGCTGTTGACGCAAAGCTTGTTCACGTAATTTCTTAAAATCCTTCATAAACCCATCCCCTTTCGTACCGCAGTCATTAATGACAGTGCATCAGCAGGATCTAATAAACCCTTAAGAGCATTGACAAACTTTTCAGCATTAAGATTCTTAGCATAATCTCTCATCTTACTAGCAGACATACCAGAAGTATCATCGTCGTTATCAGGATCTCTTTCACCAGCAGACTTAACCTCTATATCAGTAAAAGCATATTCTACCACCTTATCGGTATCATTGATGTCCATGTTATATTTATTTAATAATGTAGTAAATCCACTCACTCTATCTGATCCAACAACCATACACACATCAGTATAACCATCAGGAGGTGTTCCCTGAAAAGACTGCATCACTTTAATAATAACATTAAGATCTTTAGAAGTTATAATTTTATCGGCATGATCAGGAAACATCTTCTTCATCCAGAACACTTTAGTATCAATATCCAAAGGGTTCTTCTTTTTATCAAAAGACCTAGTTGGTACTATAATATAATCATCCTTACCTGCTTGTTTAGCAACAGCTTCTATAAGTTTCTCATGTCCTGTAGTTGGTGGATTAAATCTACCAAAAGTAAAGACGATACGTTTACGATCCATTACCACTCACCCAATCCTTTGTTGGTAAGGTATCTTTCTTGAAGTTAGCCTGACTGAAATTCAACCTTTTAACCAACTTAGTAGCACCATGCCCCATTTTAATAGCAACATAACCCTCTGGTGATGTAGCTTCTAAACCATCTTCAGTTCTAAGATAGGTTCCTATCCTTTCTCCTGTCTCCAACTTAGTAATAAACATTTCTTTTGCTGATTGTAATACCTTATACAACTCAGCTGTATTCTTCAAAGCACTTATATTATCTTCTATAATTTGAACTCCAGCATACAACTTCGCTAACTTAGTTGCTTTTGCTTTTGGTGTCTTAACCTTATCTGCTGCTTTCTTTAATTCTGTCTCAAAATAACTAGTAAATTCTTTGACAAATATGTTAGCAGATGGAACAGATCTACCCTCTCTAACATACTTGTTAAAAAATATCTTCAGTCTTGGTCCTACAGTTAACTGATCATTTGCTTCTATCTGTGATGCAAGTAAATCTAAAAAAGATCCCGCACCACTAAGTAATCTGTTAGAGTTCTGTTTCAATCGAATCAACTTATTCTTTTCTACTTCAGTTAATAAAACATTCTTACCAAGAGATCCTATTTCTGCGCTAAGAACTAATACATCACTAGACTCATTCAATTTAGATACATCATATCCAAAGCTAGCATTCATACTACTAATAGTAGTACCAGTATATGATGTATGAAATACTATACCCAACTTTGCCTTCTTAGCTTTATCATATAATTCATCACCTTCTGGTATAGCATATGTGATAGTGTTGGGTTTAAAAGTAATATGTCTTACACCATCAATTATCTCAGTTTTTTTATCATTAGTGAATAGAAGATCCCCCTGTGCTATACCTTTAATACCTAACGATGGTAAGTATGTCAAAGATGCTTCTAATTTCTCTACCAATCCAGGTGCATGACCATGATTTCTTTTAACATCATCAGGTGTGAAATTTATTTTTGACTGTACGTTAAAGACTGACTTAGTACCAACGAAGAAAGACTTTGATCCTGGATACAATCCACAAAATACAGCAGGAGCACCATCCCATTTGGTAGTAACTGTAAAATTACTAGTTGATTTACCACTAAAAGACCTAGCAAGATCATCTAAAAAGATAAACGCATCCTTCGCACCACTTTGTCCATCCAAAATGATACTATCTTCTAAGTGTTCTAGGTGAGTATTCTTAGACATCAATAAATCTTGGCAAATGGACCATATTTTGGACCTTCTTTCTTAGCAAGGAATACAATATCAGTAGCAAATGCATCCTTTATTTCTTTGTCTTTTATCTCTGATAATACCTTAGCACTCCATGCCATTTGCATACACTTACTGGTAGCAACCCATGGTGTGTTCTCTTCTGCAAATGTTGTTAGTAGATTACTATAAGCTATATCTACTTTTGTCTGAGTACTTCCCGTCAAATCTGTTTTAAATAAGGAATGATTAAACATAATTTTTAAATATGCCTTAAACTCATCTCCTCTGGCAATAAAGGTATCCACATCTTGTGGATAATCACTCCAACTCTTTTTAAAATCTGTTATGCCATAACCCACCAGTAAACCTTCAACATATGCAGCAGTTGCTTTACCTAATCTAGCAGCAGTAGCACCTTTATCAGTTGGTTCATATTTAAGATTACCTTCCTCACTACTATTGTTAGATTTTATTTGAAAATCATACTCATTCTGTCCTTCTTTAACAACAAACCTTGTGTCCTGAGATTTAATAGTAACTCTACCATTTTTTAAAGTTTTTGTATCAAACTTAGATAGTATATGATCAAACTTCATTTTTTTAATCGCAAGGTCATCGAAAAATTTATCATCCACATTAAGCTCCTGCCAATATGCTTCATCACCACTAACTTTCTTTAAAGAGATTCCCCATATCTTTGGAGGCTTACCACTTTCACCCTTAAAGTAACTTCTCATTAAAGCATTAAGCTTATCTAACTTATCCTCAATGTGCCACCTTCCCCTAATCTTATTACCAGTACCATCATAACCCTTCACTATCCTTTCAATTTCTTTTTGATTGTTTATATCATCATTGATTAACCATATATCAGCAGGGTTCCAATTATCTTTCTTTGATATCTTAAACTCTGTTTTAACAAAGTTACTGATGAAGTCCATGAATCCACCAGTGTGATTAAATTCTGTAAAAGAACCCTTAGATGTCTTAGATAACAACAACTTATTCTGTTTATAAAAATTGTTAATCCAATCTCCTCCAACATCAGGTACACCTTCTCTACCCCAAATCGCTTTGAGCTCTCTCATCGTATCATTATCTTTTTTAATAGCATCTGGAGAAGTAAAGTTCTTACCATTTTTAATACTCTGTCTGAATACAGCAGCAGAACCTGCCTCTTGCATTCTAGTCATGGCAGCTTCAGATATTTTCTTACCAGACGCAGTAATAACTTTACCTGTTGCTTCAAATTTTACAGGTTGAATATCAAACATGATAGTAATAGAATTACGCTTTGAATTATCAACTACCTGTTTCACGTAAGTACTTCTTCTACTCCATCCTTTAATATTATCAATAGCACCTTGAGAACATTTAAGGATTATTTGATTTACACCACCCTTCGCTCCGAAATTAGGCCAGTTAAGACTCTGAGCAGTTCGTCCGTCTATCCACCAAATTTCTCTCTCGCCATCAAACGCAATACGATTAATAGTATCCCACCTTTGTCTATGCACATCACTATCTGTAGGTCTCTGACCTATCTGTGCTTGTAAATCCTTGTTAGGAATTTTACTTCTAATATCAAGTCTAGTGTATGGTCCTTTCAGTGCCATCAGTCAAAAGAAATCTTTTAACTATTTAGATTCTAACTCCTCATCTAAAACTTCTAACACCTCATTAACTGATATAAGATTCTCTATATCAAATAAGAACTGAGCAATATGCTTACTTATAAATGGTTTCTCATTACGTGCTGAGAATGCAAGTGCATTCTTCAAAGATGCTTGAGCATCTCTAAGAGACTCTTCTACTTGACCTGTCAGTGACATCAACGATCCCCCTTTACTCTATTCTCAGATTTTTCTACAGAGAATGAACCACCTGGATAACGTTTCTCCAACTTTCTAACGTTACCTCGCACAACATCGTCGAAAGGTATGTCCAAAGCAATGCAAGCTTGTGCCACATACCACATAACGTCACCCAACTCAATAATAAGATGCTCTCTGTTATCGTCGTTCCAAGGCTTTCCCTGAAATACCATCTTTTTAACGATCTCCAAAAACTCACCAGACTCAGCAGCAAGACCAACGCCAGCAGTGGTAAGACGTTCAATATTTGCACCTTGTCTGTCAAGTTCACCCAGACGGTCAGCAAGATCGACAAAATTCTTAGAACTATCGCTTGTGACAGCATCCACGAAATGAGTGTACTTATCAAAGTCAACATTGTTAGTCATAGTTTATACGTTCCATTCAGCAAATTTAGATAATCTATTTTGTGATTCAGCAAATTGTAATTCATTTGAATCTTCCTCTAC